CAGGTTTAGGTCAATGCCTAACGGGCTTAAGGCGTTCAGCTGTGTACGAAGGCTGGTTATGACACCGCCGTCCAGGTCCGTTGTAATACTTACCGGGCTTAAGCCCTGCAGCTGCGTCCGGGCGATTGCTATCGCACCGCTATCTATGGACAGGTTGACGTCCACGCTGGCCAGCGAAGCCCGAAGCTCGGACCGTATCTGCTGGATCGTCGCTTGGGCGACCTGCAAAGGAACATCCAGTCCGTTCAGCTGTCCGCGTAACCGGCTTTCCGTCTCGCTAATGCTGGACTGGGTGGCGGTTATGTCCAGGTTCAGGCTTGGGCGTATAGCTTCCAGCTGGGTGTTAATCCGGCTGACCGCTCCCGGGTCTATGGTCGCGTCCACATTTATGTTAGACGTCAGGGCCGCGAATTGCTCACCGATCCGGTTCACAGCGCTGGAGTCCAGCACCGCGTCCAGGGTAAGCACCGGCCGGATAGAGTCCACTTGTGACTGTACCCGTGCTACGGTCGCGGCGTCCATGCTGGCGTCCACCTGGATAGATGTACTCTGCAGACCCTGCAGGGCTGTCCGGCTTGCACTGGACAATCGTTGCAGCGAATCTTCGGCCGCTTCGACCGTAGCCCGAAAACGTTCCGTCGCCTGCAGTGCCGGAGATATCCCCGGGAAAAACTGGTCATTAAGTGCCAGCTTGACGCCCATTACGAATTCCCTGGCCATACCTTCCCCCCCTTTCTTATTTGTTGGCTGCTGTATCCCGCGCTTCGATTTGGATCAGCGCCGCCTGGTAGCAGAATTCCCGTTCCAACGGCGGCAGGTTGTAGATATCGCCTGGCAGGCGTCCCGTCTCCAGGAAGATAAAAGCAAGCAGGGACGCTTCGCCGTTGGTCTTGATTAGTTTTTTATGTCATCAGCCACTTCGTCCTGGGACTCTGTAGAAAAGCCGCTGGCATCCTGGATCTCAACCGCCCAGTTATGAATCTCACCTGGATTGACCAGTAATTCCAGGGCTTGTTCTGCGGAAATTACGCCCAGCTTTTCAAGCAGCTGCTTGTTTGCGAAAGAAAAGTCGGACCGCTTATCCTTGTCAACGGCTGTAATTATAAGTCGGACCTTCATTTTGTCGTCGTCGAATTCCATGTCTTGTGCCTGGCCACGCTTGCCCTTCTTGATGTGCAGGCAGCCCTTCTTCGCATCCTTGTATTCAGGCTGCGTTATGGCTGTCCAGGGAATCGCCCCGCCCAGCTTCGCTACCGGGAATTCTCCGGTTTCCAGCCTGGACAGCTCGGCAGTATCACGGCCTAGGATATCGGCCAGGTTCAAAAAGCTTTGTTTCTCGGGTTTATTTGTCATGGTTATTTGCTTCCCTTCGAATTGGAATTAAAATAGGGACCGCATCGCGGCCCCTTTCTGTAGTCTTACTTTCTTACCTTTTTTACTTCTTACCTTAGTTGATCGTCGATTTGTACTCGTAATCGTCAGCCGTAAAGTTAACGTCAACCTCTACGATTTCGTTAGTCTTATAGGACATGATCGGATTAGAGTCAAAGGACACGCCCCGGATCAGTACGGCTTCTTCGCCGTCAGAGTTGGGGTCGGCCAGCTTGCCGATGTAGTTAAACTTCGCTGTCGGATCGGCCGCGATCTTCGCCTGCAGGCGGGAATCAATTTTCATGAATTTGACTTTACCTGTTACCTTACCGCCCATTACTTTGTGCTTAGAGTGGAAGTCGCCAGGGAATCGCATTTCCTTTTTCTCGTAATCGTCCTTGACTTCAAATTCGGAAGTCGTATCCATTTCCCGGCCGTCTTCGTCGAAGAGGAAGCCATACGTACCGTTAATGACCTTATTTGCGTCAACGTTTGACATTTAGGTCTATTCCCCTTTCGGGTGCAGTTTCTTAGAACTGCACCAGGTATTTGTTATAAATCTTCTCCATGCTATCGACCGGCTGGTAGGTTCCTAAGAAGAACGCCTCGTCAAGCTTTGCAGCCTGGGCGGGGTTTTCGCCGTGATAGTCGGGGTTCTCGACGTAGCTATAATCCGGCTGAATGGCTTCCATTCGGGCTAAACCGGCAAAGAATGTATCTTCGACGGTCGCGGCATACGTCTGCCGGGCAGTCTGCGTATTGCTCTTGGACTGCTTATACTTATTACCGAATACCTCCAGGCTGCCGTTAACATAGTCCAGGACGTTGTTAACGCGGATTTTACCCATAGGGGCCACTTCGTCGCCTATTGGAGTCGTCAGCGTATTCACGCCTTCGTCGATCAGCACCTGGCCGCCCTCCATAGTGAAGATCAGCGTACCGCTGTTCTTGGCCGCCGTCCGGTTACCGCGTGTCAGCTGGGACTTGACGTTAACCGCCTTGAACGGGGTCGCCAGGTCCGTAACTCCAGCATTCAAGGCTGTAGAACATACCAGGGACGCCACATATACCGCAGCTTCACCGGCTGTGTAACCATCTACGCCGTTACCTACGTTGATAATGCCCCGGTAATTTAGTACCAGGGACGCCGCGTTCGCCGTGGTAAGTGAACTATCCCAGGCTGTAGGGCCGCCCTGGGCTGCTGTGATGTACAGGCCTTCGTCACGTACCCGGCGTACCCAGGTAGACAGTACAGCCAGGATAGCGCTGTCTGTCGTGCCATCCAGAGCGATACCGTTCGCGGTGTGATCCGCTTCGACCTCGGCCAGGAATGCGCCGTATTCGGTCGCGGTAACTGTCGCTCCGTTATTGCCGCCGGTGAAGGCGACGCTGGCGACGGTTGTCGGAAGGGCAGCACCGGCTTCCGTTACCTTGACGATCCCGGACGCGTTAATCTTCGCCTGCAGACCGGCTACCGTGGAATCTTCCACAGTCAGCAATAGTACGCCCGCTTCGGTGATCTGTACCGCCGTCGTGCCGTTCGCAACCCCAGCCTTAACCGTAACAATAAAAGCGCGGTCGGATGGGTAGACTGTCTGCAATGTCCAGCCTGTGGCCAGTGTAGCCGAACCCGGGGTAGCGCTGCCGGTCGCCATGCGATAGGCTAATAGCTGGGAAGGGGTCGCCTTGTAGGCCAGCGTACGTACCTTCTGGGCGCTTGTAGCGCCGCCGATCCCGGCCAGCCCTTCCTTAGTTCCATACTTGTCGTCGAATTCCGTCGCCCGGCCCAGAGTTTGCAGCGTGTTGACTGGCCCCCAGTTCGCCGTAAACGGCACAGCCAGGACGCCCCGCGTACTGCCGGACGCTTGAGTCAGCACGGCTTTAATCAACGAATAGACGCCGGATAGCGTCTGCGATTGTCCTTCTTGATATGATCCTGCCATTAGTTGCTTACCTCCTTGTTTAGGGATTCATCCACGCTTTGCGCGGCGTCTTGCGGGGTTACCACCCGCTTTAGGAATGCTTCAAGCTTCCCCGCTGCGGCTTCCCGGGTCAGTTCGTCGGTTACGCCGTATAGCGCTCCGGCCATAAGTTCCGGCGTAGTGCCAAAAACATAGGCGGCCTGGATCAAGTCGCCCGGTGCGTATGTTACCAGCACCGGTGCGGCTTCTTTGTTCTTATCTGCGGCCATGATCGTTTCCCCTTTCTACGGCAAAAGCCCCGGCGTCACTACTTTGGTGTATACCGAAGTAGGCGGCGGGGCTATTGTCTGATTACGTCTATAAGTTACTTCATATTCGACCCGCATAGGGACGTCCATGCTTTCCCCATTGCCGAAAAAAATGTACACTTCGCGCAGCTGGCCAACTATTACGGCATCCGCTCCGGTATGCTCGTAGACCGGCAGCTGGTTAATGTATTTCCTTCGGGCGGGGTCTTCCTCGGACAAGTCCATGCCCAGCAGGTCCTGCAGGTCTATCAGCTGGTCCAACTTTGTTACATACAGCTTTCCGTACTGCTTGACCTTGTTCACATACTGCCAGCGCGACAGGTTACGGTCCTGGGATCGGTCCGGGGATTCCCAGACGATAGCAGGCCGGGCAATCTTCGGCGGCGCTTCGGCCAGTCGATAGCTCTTTAGGCTGGCTACCGTCCATATCCAGCGCTGGAGTGCGTCCAGTTCTTGCTGGTAACTCATGTTCTGCCCCTCCTAAAACAGCCTATCAAAAAGCCGTTTGAATTCGATTTCCAGCAGTTCCGGCATGTCTTCTTCCAGGCGGTCCATAGCTTTTTCAAACATATGAGCGCCGGGAATGATCTGCCCGGTTAAAACCATGCCGCCGATCCCCTGGGCCTTGGCTTCTTCATACGGGACATAGATAAAATTTCCACGGTTCCAATAGCCAGGAACATACCGGCCGCGCTTTTGGGTGTATCCGTCATTGACTGCCCCAGCGTAGCTTACCGCTGTGCCGACAAATACGTGCGTCGTCCGGCCGACTTCAATCCTGAACACGTTCTGCGGGTGGCCTAGCTGCATTGACTCCCGCAGAAGGCCAGTCCGTACCGGCGTCAGATCGTCCAGGCTCCCCAGCAGCAGCATCCCTGCCTTTCGGGTAATCCGGTCCTTCGTGGCGTCCATTTCGGGACCGCTGGCCAACTCTGCAAGCCACTGCTGCCACTTCTCCAGGTTGTCTATCCTAAATTCCGTAGCCATTACCTGCCGCCCAGGAACTTAAACCCGTAATCGCTAACTTCGGCGTTCTCGCGGGCATAGGCATTTTTATAGGGCAGCAGCATTTTGTCCACGTTTTTTAAGGGATTGGACGCCGTGCCTGGTCGGGTCGGGGCGGCTTCGGTCACGTTGCCGTTAACCGGGTTAACTTCGGCCGTCTCGCCTTCGACCAGGATTTCGAACGCGGCGGCTACGATACCTTTAAGATTCACGAATAACGGGTCCCACTGCAGAATTGGCGGTTCGCCGCCAATCTCTCCCAGACAGTAAGCATTCGCCCGGGCTAAATAGGTCGCGCGATCCGCTCCGGTCATAGCGGCAGCCGGTGCATAATATAACGGCAGCTCTAAGTCTGTCAGGATCATAAGCCCGCCCCCTTATAGGATCAGCTGTACAGCTTTGCCCTGGGTCAGAATAGCGTCAATAATCTGTTCCTTCTTAGCGTCGAACGCGAATTCTACGCCAGCAGCCAGGGCTGCGTCCTTAAGGCCCGGCTTGCTGCCGCCGCCCTCCAGGTTATACTGGTCGTTCAGCGCCTTGCGCTGCTTCTCCACTTCGTTGGCTGCGGCAGCGTCGGGGCTTGCTTCTGGAGCATCTTCCGGCGCTTCCCCGATTTCGCCTACTGGCTTATTGTCTGCGTCAACCTTGCGGCCCTTGCACTC